GAAGCCCAGCAGCGCCAGGTTGTTGTACAGGTTTTTGACGACTTTGCCGGATGCGTTCTTTTGGTTGTAATCGCTGAACGGCTGAATTAGTTGTTCAGTTACAGCCGTAATCGTAATCTCGGGACCGGAATCAAACGAAAACTGGAGCTGCGTATCAGCGTCGTAGTTAAACAAGTCCCACTCGTTCAGGTCTGCGGGGTTATTGTTTTTGGGCGGAAACGCTCCAGTGGCAGCAGCTTGTTTTTCTCCGACAAATTGAATTGAGGGGGTAGTGCTTGCTTTGCTGAGTAATTTGTACGTTCCGAGGGTTTCGGTGACGGCATTGCCTGCATTGGTTAGGTAATAGTAGTTGTCATTGATAGCAGCTTCACTGAGCGGGTCAACGACGGGTTCCAGCTCAAACTCCCAGTGGGTTGCGGCGTCTGGGTCGGTAATGCCGCTGTTGAACTTGAAATAGACAAAGTTCTCGTTATCGGCAGCCCGACTGATAGCAAAAGTTCCAGGGGCAGTTGCCCACACGGTCTGGCCGACCTCTCTGTAGTTCAACTTGAAAAGACTGACGCGGGTTTTGATGCCGTTATCGCTAACGGGGTAGCCGCCACGGCGCTCGCTGCCGTATTCCAGTTGACGCCCGCTGATGCGCTTAAAGACGATTGCTTTTAATGCAAAGTCAACAATATGACAAGCAGATAGAGTTTCGTAAGTTGCTGTAGCTATACGAGCCAGAGCCTTTGTGTAAAAAATGTCGTCTTTATAACCACCTGCAATGGCTTCTAGATCCGAATAGCGACGGAGTGTATTTTTTTCGCTAGCCGTAAGCTCGCGTTTTTTCTGGTACCCCTTAATTGCAGTCACCCATCTGTACTGACCGTATTTATACCCATAACCATATACGCCAGGCTTTAATCTCCTTATTTGCCCCCTGCCTGAGCCTATATAATCAAACGCATTAGCATCGTTTACTTCTTGTTGGATTTGATGGTATACAGCCTCTTGGATCTCGCCTGATTCTACAAGCTGTAGTGCGGTTGTAATGCTCGGACGCTGATCTTCATCAAGTAATACTTGAACACTATTTTTTAGTTTGTTGCGTTCTGCTATTTCCGCTGCAGTTAATGCACCAGTTGCGGAAGCGGCGGTAACACTGCTGTATTCGGTGCGTGGTGCTTGACCGGCTTTGATGCAAGTAAGTTTTATCGTAATGTCTTGTTCGTCAATGTTGGTGGCGGGTATATCAGAAACCCTAAACAGTGCCGTACCTAACTTGAACAGGCTTGCGGTATCAAATACGCTCAACAAACTGCGCCTAATATCTTTCGCTTCGCGCCAAGCATCGTTGTCACTTTCCAGAAAATTTGTTTGGTTGAATTTGACGGAAAGAACTTCGTTTACACCGATATTTAGGCCAGTTCCAGCAGTCCATGAAATTCCACTGGCAGTAATAAATAGTGGAGCTTCCATCTTGTCGCCACGCGAGTTGCGTACAAACGACCAGATATTTAACGGCACGACCCCGTATACCCCAACGGTATTAGCTGTGGTGGGCGAATAGGCTTGGCTAAAACCGTCGGTGCGGGTGTTGCTGGTAGACGGCTGGAGGCGGTAGGGATTGTCTGTGGCTTTGCCGTAGCGGGTGGGATCCGTGTTTTCTTTGCCGAATACTTCGTCCTGGCGTTGCAGCAGTCCGGTTGCACCAGGGTCGAAATACATCCAGATGTTTTCGGTCATCAGATCACGCAGGGGCGTCTGACCGAAGGCGGTTTTGCCCGTGTCGATGGCCGTGATGGCGCCTCCGCTCAGCATCATCAACATTTGGATGAACTGACTGGAGCCGTAACTGCGGACAGCGGACCAAAGCAGGGAGGCAGTAACGCGCACGCCGCCGTTGGGGTTAGTGCCAGTGCCGGTGCCGCGATTGGCGTAGACGAGGTTTACCGGGTCGCCGTAGGCGGCAAGTTCTTGGGTGGAGTTAAAACCAAAGCGGGGGGAGAAGCGTTCGTCGCGGGTTTGAGGCTGGCCACCGCCGCGTGGCGCTTCAAGCGACGGGATTTGTGGCTGGTTAAGTAATGAAGATACGACCGTAAAAACGGTTCCGATTAAAGACAAAACCGCAATAGTTATGGAAACGGGCTCGTTTCTTATGTCAAAAATTGTGCCTTCTTTAGGGTCTTTATACGTTTCTTGAAGGGCTATAAATTCCAAATAGTCGTCCTTGCTGATGCCCAAGGTTGCGATCAGCTCGTGCTCAAAGGGCAGCAGCTTGCGGGTCATCGGTTCATCCAGAAATATGCGCCCATTCCAGCAGGAATCTGGCTACGCACCACATTCTGACTTGGCGCGATAAATAGTACCGTCTCGTCGTCCAAAACAGTGGCTAACGCGGCTCCGGCTTCACCGGGCAAAAAGGCCACTGCCCCGTGCCGAGGTGCATCAATCCGGGTGCCATTATCAAGCAGCCAGCGCAAAATCAACTTGCGCGGGAAGGTTTCGTCGGTGTAGTCGCGGTAGACCCACTCAAACTGCTCGGTGTAGTCGGCAAAGCCGAGGCGCTTGTGGACCTCGCACGCCAGTTGGAAACAGTCGGTTTTGCCGCTTCCGTCCCAGGGAGCGTGGCCCCAGCCGTAACGCAGTCCGATTAGGTCGTTCATCGCAGCGAGATGTTGGCGTTCAATGGCAGCGGTCCAACGAGCTGGCGGGTGACAGTGCGGGAGGGGAAGTTAGATATCACGCTGTCGATGGCGGAGCGGTAGCGCAGCTCAATCGTGGTTTCGCTCACGCTGGCACCAATGCCGACCATGTACTCCACTTGGGTGGCGCCGTTGGCGGCGATCGTGTTGCTTGAAGTCAGCCAAGCCGTTGTGAGCACCAGGCGGCTGAGGCGGTTTCCGTTGCCGGCGTCCAGCAGTTTGATCGCAAAATCGACGTTGGGGAACAGGATTTGGAGGATGCTGTTGTCGCCGGTGTTGTTGGAGACCGAGCCCTCTACGCGAAACGGGGCGAACTCGTAGAAAACAGTGCCGTACTTGTATTTTTGGTTGACGAAATAATTTTGGTAGCGGTGGGTGGTGCCACTAGAAGTCGTCAGGTTGAAAAATTGGGCGATGCGAATGTCGATGGCCATCGTCAGTCGTCCGTGCTGGGGTCACGCAATTCACCAATCAGCGAGATCGACACGTTGTAGATACCCCGGCGCACGCTTTCAACCTGGGGAGGCTGCTCGTACTGATACCGCAGGTTGCCGCGATCTGCTGCGGTGCTGTTGACCTCGGCGGCAACATCGGTGCTCATGCCAGCGGTTACGTTGCTGGAAAGCTTGAAACGCTTATTGATTGAAGTCTGGCTGTGGTAGTGATCCAGCAGGGTATTGACCGTGGCGTCTGGGACGTTGCGGTATTCCAGGTCGAGCTTGGCGCCGTAGGGGAGATCACCGAAAGTGCGGCGGGCGGCGATGCCGGATAGCGTGCGATACACCTTGACCGGATAAACGCCGGGGGTAAAGCGCCGGGAGGTTGGGGTTAGCGAGGGGAAGGCGGCCATCAGATTCCGACCTTACGGCGAGTGCTGGGGGATTGCTGCAGGCGATCCAGGGTCATGGACATGCCACGGCTGGCGCCATCGCGGGCAGCTTGGCGACGGGTGGCGGCCATGGCGGCTTCCAACTGATCGCGGCTGACGTATTCCACCCCGTTGATCGTGCTGGTCTCAAAGCTCATGTTAAGGACAGGACCGCCGCTGGAACCAGGGGCTGCGCCCATCGAGGCACGCAGATCGCTGTTGGACATCACGCCGCCGCTGGTGCCAGGCACAAACAACTCGGGGCCGCGTTCGCCGACGAGGTAGGGAGTGCCGGCGCGGGTGGGGCCGCCGCCAGCAAGCCCTCCAGCACTAAATCCACCGCCACTGAACGATCCAAAAGAAGCACCGCTGACGCTGGCTGTGTTGCTTAATCCTGGAATACCGCCGGCGCTGAAAGCGTCAGTGGAAACGTTGCCTTGAGCGTAACCGCCACCTCCGCCACCACCCATGCCTGCAAATATGCGGGCGATGCCGATGGCGATATAAGTAGCGATCATCGTTTGGGCTTGCTGGAGCAGTGCAGCACCTATGGCCTGCAAAAAGTCAGCGAATACTTGCTCCGCAGTCTTGGTGCCGCGCACCATCTCCGAAACACCGAACGTTACGGCGTTGGCTATTTCGCCACTAACGCTTTGGATAAGTTGCCCGTACGTAGTAAAAAATTGCTGCAGCCTGAGCTGTTTTTGTTCCAGCTGGTCAAGCAGCATCAGTTCTTCTTTTACCAAAACGAGTTTATTTTGCTCGGCTTCGAGATCTAGCTGTTTTGCTTCCAGGGCGTTTCCTTTAAGAGTGCCTGAATTTATTTCAGTTGTGAGGCGGTTTATTTCTTGAAGAATGGGGAGTTCTGTGTTGTACGCACGTAGACGCTGGTCTAAAGCTAACTTTTGCGCTTCTACTACGTCTGCGGGTTGCGTAAATGCACTTATGTCCAGCTCAGTTCTGAACTGTTGCTGACGAATTGGGTCTACGGCATTTTGGATGCTTTCTCTGCGATTTTGAGCAGCTAACTGTTTCTCTAAAGCAGCACGTTTCTGTTCAATTTGTAATTGTTGTCTTTGCAGAGAATACTGCGCTAAAAGATTTTGGTAACGTTGTTCATACAATGCATTTACTTGGCTTACTGTGTTTGTTTTTTGCGCTTCTCTAAGTGCTTGCTGGGTCTCAGTCTGCAGAATTGCGGCGTCAAGTGCGAATAAATCATCCAGTTTGCTCAGTTTATAGTCAGTAGCTGCATTATCACCTTTACTTAACTGCAGTTGTTGTACGTACAAATCTACATAATCTTTTTGGGCCGCGTATAAATCTCGGGTAGCTTGAGTTTGGGCTTTATATGATTGTTCCAGGGCTTGCTGCCTTTCACGTTCACGCTGTTCTGCTTCACGCTGGCGTGCTTCACGTATCTCTAGATCGCGGCTTTGTTTGGCGTACTCGTTGGACTGATCGCGTAAAACCCTTAACTGGTTTAAGCCTTGGATATACACGGCCTCGCTAAGGCTATTCTTTTTCTCGTTCAGTTTTACTACTTTATCGGAATAGTCTTGTTCGTTTTGAAGTAGTTTTACTCTGTACTCTATATTTGTGTTTTGGATCCGTCCTTCTGTAGTTGTTGCACTAGTACGCTGTTTTTGTAAGTCTAAAATTTGCTTATTTAGTACAATTTGTTCATTCAAAGGCACCAAATTTTCTGTGGTAAAAGCGGTATCGCCCTGACCGGTTAGCCTGTTAATGGTATCAATAAGATCTTTTATTCTCTTTAGTCCTTCTTCGCCTGCGACGAGTTTGATCGCCCACTCGCCAACTGTTTTTATACCGTTGGCAAAAAGGCTAATTATGCTATTTACAAGTTTGAATATCTCCGTAATTCCTTTAACAATCAGTGCTAGTGCTGCGGCAAAAGGTGCTCCAATAATTCCCAACGTAGTGCTGGCTGCAAGCGTAAAGTCTTTCCACGCAGCACTTAGCAGTCCGGTAGCGTTGCCGATGTCAGTAACCGTACCAGGGATAGTGCCCGTTACGCGAGCAGTTTCTTGTTGTAGAGCGCGGTACGCTTGAGTGGTTTGACCCAGGCGAACCATCAAATTTATTTGTTCTTGTAGGGCTTTATTTACACGCATACCACTTTCTTCTAACTTAGAAAAGTCCAGCTGACGAATGGCTTTGCTAACGTCGGAAACTTTAATGATTGCCGCATCCAGTTGATCGCCAATGGCGCTGGTAACGACGGACAGCATTGGATTGCCTGGGATTAAACCCCCAAGAGCGCCACCGATAACCGATCCGGGGCCGCCTCCAAAAAGAAGCGGGAAACCTGCGCCTAGCGCAACGTTTTCAGCTGTTGTGCGAGCTTGTTTAGCTTGCTGCCTTTTTTCTAGGATTTTATTTAGACGCAGTTCAAAATCTTCTGCCCGTTTTTGCTGCATGTATTCATCAGCTTCAGCTTCTTTTTGCTTTCTATACCGTATGTCACGTATGTTATTTATACGCTGCTCGATCGCTTCCGGTGTAGTGCCAAAACGCGATGCGATATTTTCAAGACGCGCACCTCGTTGAACGCTGCGGCTAATTGCGCTGAGGCGATCAGCATTTTGTGTTGCCGTATCCAGAGCCAGTGCATAGTTGCGGACTTCTGCGGCCTGCTGCTTAAATCCGCCGCTTTTAAGTCCTACGTTTGCTAGAGCTACTCCCAGGGCATCCGCTTGTGCAGCGGAACCAGCCAAAGTGTTAGATAGTTCTCGGGCTCTTTTTTGTATTCCTTGGGGTTCAAAATTTACTAGTGCGCGTGCAAAATCGTCTAACTGTTTTTTAGCTTGGCGTATTTTGTCTCCGCCTTCGCCCGCACCTGGAGCCAGTAGATTTATAGGTTTTAGCCTGGATACGATATTATTTAATTTTTCTACCGATGCTAAAACGTAATCGAGACGATTCTGGCCGCTTACGGTAACGTCAATTTTTGCGTTGTAGACAGCCACGCGCCGATAGCCCCCGATGCTTCAGTTTACGCTGTAAAAAAGCCGCCGGGGTTAGCGGCGGCGTCGGGCTTTGTCGATCTCCTTTTGCTGGTCCTCGTTGAGGATGCTGAAGTAGGCGCTCCAGCCGATCAGTTCTTCGGCGGTCATGGTGGTGCTGACTTCGGAAAGAGTCTTGCCTAACTCTT